TATACGCCCCCGTTTTGTGTGTTAAGAGTTACCTTACCCGGGCTAACGTCCGTTTAGGTATGCTTTAACTTACAAGAATGCGTGGAAGGAGAATTCCTCATCATGTTGAATTTTGAGAAGAGGGTTGTGATACCCCATCAGATTAAGGTGGACTCAGAGCTGTACCTGACCTCCAAGGGTACTTTGGGGGTGGTGACGTATTTGGAGACAGCGAATGAGGATCCGGTAGAAGTCGAGCAGAGTTTCGGAGAGCTAGTAGACTTTGTGATTGATATGTACTCGGACGACTTAGATGCTAAGACGCTACACATTATGTCAGGGGAGTTATCTCGTGCAGCTATCCGGATGAGGACAGCAGCCAATGAGATTGACCTCGTAGATCTGGAGCTGGAGGACGGAGAAGATGGTACAACAGACTAAGTCCGAGGCTTGTACCAACGGTTGGACAGATGAAGAGTTATCTAAAATAAACTTAAGATGTCTATTAGAATACGCAATAAGGGCTAAGCTGTCTCGTACATTATCCAATACGAAGTCTACCTGTGAACGGGAAGGTGTACCGTTTAACATCTCAGTGGATGATTTGAAGCCTTACCCATTAACTTGTCCTGTGTTGGGTACGCCGATTGATTGGATGCTGACCGGGGCTAGTAGCAATGACAGTCCATCGATAGACCGGATGATACCGGAAAAAGGGTATGTTAAGGGAAACGTACGCCTTATAAGCCAAAAAGCCAATAGACTGAAGGGTAATGCTTCAGTAGAAGAGCTTAAGGCTATTTTGAAGTATATGGGGGGAAGTGATGAAGACGAGGGTTAGAGTGGGCCCCGCCATCTTAGACATTGTAGAATCTGAGATGGAAGAGTTTGGTAGGTTTGATGAGGAGAAGGAGACAATCTTTTTAAGGAAAGGTTTGTCTTCATACATACAGGCTAGGACCGTGTTACACGAGGTGATACACGCCATATGGCTTGAGTATGATTTACCGAAAGAGAATGAAGAGAGCTGTGTCCGTAGGCTTGAATCCGGGATAGTGGCATTTGTATTGGATAACCCGGAATTCTCTAAGAAGTTGATTACGGAACTAGTGAAGGGTAATTCTAAGAAATGACTCAGGTGGTTTGGCGGCAACTCGGAGGTAACTTCGGTTACTTCACCCAATACTTGCTGGGTACGCTATACGCCCCCGTTGGGGGCTACGTATCCGGAGCAATATAAGTTCTATCCGTAGTTAACTACTGTATATAACTATATCTTATAATATATATGTACTTAATACTATGTAGTTATAGTTATATATATTTACCCCCGAGACCCACAGGTCATAGTCTATCACGAAAATCTCTATCCGTCAAGATATTTTCGTACTGTTGACACAACTTCTATCGTGGTGATATAACTGTACCGTGAATAGGTCTATCGTATCCCGCATAGGAAGACGTCAGTTTAAGTGGTATCCTATTGTGATGAAGAAACTGGAACAGCAAGATGTGAACTTAATCTACATCCGTGCTGCTATAGAGGCCCGTACCGGTATACGATTGTCCTTAAAAGAAGTACGCAGATATTTGGTAGAGGAGAAGTTGCTTACCCCGGCTCAGGCTAGGAGATTTGCTCAAGTATTTGTAGGGTATCAAGATTTTTATGAGGACTACACCGGGATCGGTTACGTAGCTCCTCAAGAAGACCCAGAGGAATTGTGTAGCATCATCCATTAACTAGCCATACGAGGGGAATCACATGGCGTATTACATTCCAGTTATTTTTAGTTGCTTGATCAACGGATCTTGTGGGTTCCTGTACGGGGACGTTTCTTTTACTGAAAAAGATTGTCTCGCAGAGGTTCGTGCAATGCGTGAAGAGATCCATGCTAGGCCTGAAGTTCAAAACCATTTCGGGACATGTATCCCGCTACAAGCAGTTTAATGTTTAATTAGGAGCCACTAAATGAAAGTCATGAAAGCCAATTGCGGTGCATCAGTCCCGGCTAGCAAAGGTAAGAAAGTTAAAATGGCCATGGGCGGTATGGCAGAAAAGAAAAAGCCCGTAGTTTATTACGCTGAAGGTGGAATGGTCGGTAAGACCAAGAAAGCTAAGATGGCCATGGGCGGTATGACCTCTAAGAAAACTGAGAAGATGAATGAGAAGGCTGCCGACAAGAAGGGCATGATGAAGACAGGCAAAAAGGGCTACTGATGAAACCAGGCTTGTACGCTAACATTCACGCAAAGAGAAAGCGCATTGAAGCTGGATCTGGGGAGAAGATGCGCAAGCCTGGCGCTAAAGGCGCTCCTACAGCAAAAGCATTTAAGCAGGCTAGCAAGACTGCTAAACCACAAAAGAAGAAAGGCTAATGTCTACGACGAATAAATCCGATCAACCTGAGCTGACTCTAAAACAAGAATTGTTTCTAGAGGCGCTTGTAGGTGAGGCTAAAGGCGATGTCCGCACTGCGATGACAATGGCTGGCTACAGCACGTCTACCCGGACCAGTGAGGTGGTTCGACCCTTGAAGCATTTGATCGTCGAGCGTACTGCAGAGTTGATGGCGTATAATGCAGCCAAAGCTACTCACGGGGTTTTGAACGTGTTAGAACAGCCCAGTCTTCCTGGGGCTCGTAATATCATTCAAGCAGCTAGGGAAGTGCTAGATCGTAGTGGTATCGTTAAGAAAGAGCAGGTTGAGGTCACAGCACCTGCTGGGGGGATGTTTGTTCTACCGCCTAAAAAGTCTATAGATGAGCCAGACGACACCTGAAGATACCCCGACAGAAGTTACTTCGACAGACGAGACGTCACAGGATTATGTAGTTCCCAGTGACATACCAGAGAAGTGGTTAGAGAAGTGGCCGGTTAAAGACCGCCACAACATCACTTCTAAGGTGCAGTGGGGGTATCTTGTACACCCAGGGGACCGGACTAAGATGGTTCCAGACTGGCCTGTCGTACGTAAGTTGTATGAAGGGCTGGACTATCTTGAGAAAGGGCACTCGCTTCGAGAAGTATGCAATTGGTTAGAAGCAGAGACCGGGAAAAAGTTATCCCATCAAGGCCTTAGCAATATATGGAAAAGGTTAATTACTGGGGTCCAGAAAAGTGAGCGAAGAAAGAAGCTTAACACCCGAAAAAGAGAAACCCGCCCGAAGACGTCCGAAGAAAAGTACGAACAGTCTCTCAAGAGAAGATTGGCAGGATCTAAACGATCCCTCACAGTATCAAAGAAAAAGCTCGACCAATTCAAGTCAAAATTATCCCCCGAGCAGAAATCGGATTCTGACGTAGATCAGAGTCCTTTTGTTTTTACCGGGGTATCAGATTCGTTAGATTTTGATGCTATAC